TAGTATTACCCCCCACTTCCGTGCCCGTGCCTGTGCCATAATATAATTATTGGTTAAGGCATTCCCAAGTTCCCACGTTTCTTATTTTTAATTTTAATTAATGGTTAAGAGAAAAAATATTCCCAAGTTCCCAACTTCCTCAACTTTTTTTTCTTTTTTTTTCTGTGCGTACGTGCATGCACGTCCGTGCCCACGTCCGTGTCATAATTTTATTAAGCACACTAACCCACACGCGAAGTAGTCATAAATAAATGTCAACCCGTCAGAGACATCGTTCCGTTTGTTTTACATTAAACAATTACACTGCACAAGAGAAGCAACATATTAAAGATGGAGCTGATGCAGGGAGTTTTAAGTACATTGTGTTCCAAGAAGAGCGCGGCGCTGTTGGAACGCCTCACCTCCAGGGATATGCACAGCGGGCCCAACCTACTGAGTTTAAAACCTGGAAACGCTTCCTTGGCGATAGATGTCATCTCGAAGGGAGCAAAGGAACTCCTGCACGAAACAGAGAGTATTGTACTAAAGACGCCGACAGGATCCCCGGGACCCTTTACTTCGAAAAGGGCGAGGTCCCCGTCCAAGGAGAGCGAAACGATCTCACCGCCATCTTCGAAGCAGCGAAGGATTCAACTGTCTCCGTGCGAGATCTCGTCGATACAAACGGAGCTGCCTTTATCCGATATTACAAAGGAGTTCTCGCTGTACGGTCCATCTTCAGCGATAAAAGACAGCGTAAGACCAAAGTGTTTTGGTTCTACGGCCCGACAGGACTCGGTAAATCTCATGAGTGTAACAGATTGGCACCAAATGCATTCTGGAAGCAGAATTCCCCCTGGTGGTGTGGATATGACGCCAATGAGCATGACGACATTGTCATCGATGATTACAGAGCCGACTTCTGCAAGTTTGCCCAGTTGCTCAGGTTGTTTGACTTTACAAAGCTTACAGTCGAGACTAAGGGAGGCAATGTCAATTTTAGAGCTAAGCGAATATTTATATCCACTCCCCGATCCCCTCTTGAGACCTGGATTGGTCGATCTGAAGAAGACATACAACAATTGCTTCGTCGCATTGAAGTCCTTGTTGAATTTACTCCTAGCCCATTTACAGACAACGGACGAGTATTGCCTAACAAAGTGTTTCATAAAGGATCTCCCGATGACCTCGTCGTTGATGACCTTGGTGACGGAGATCAACAACCTCGTTCTCCAGTCGAGACGCCCCCGGAGGAAGCCGTTGAAGATGCATCAGACAGAAGAACCCGTCCTCGCGTTGAAGAAGCCGACGAACCTAGAGAGCAATTTGCCCAAGATGAGTATGGATTTTTAAATGAATTTGATGAATTGAATGATGATGATTTTACATTTTAATTAATTAATTATACGTCATCCATGACATTTGTTGGCGCGCCCGTAGCGTCGTTGAAAACAACTTTAATTGCAGCAGTGTCTTTATCAAGTCTATTGTTAGTAACATTGCTGTGTGTGTAAATGATTGGCATGAATCTACAATTGTGATGTTCAGTGCACGTGTGTGCCATCATACCTTCAACGTATCCAACACCAGTGTAAGTTTGGTCGAACCCACTAACGCCGTCGGTTGAGTGACCTATTTCAGTAGTGAATCTGCAAACCAAAAATTTAGTGAATTTAGGGTAGAACCATTGTACTCCAGAGATGTCTGTAGACGTTAAGCCGGGTAATGTGTTGAATTCCGATTCTTTAAATTCGAATGCGTCGATACCCATTGTGTAAATGAATTCTCCACCTGGATCAACAACATGTTTTACAGGTTTGTTACATAACCATTTGTAGTTAGTTGTTGCGCATTGAGCATTTAATCGTACCAATTGATCATTTATGTTGTCAAAGTCCGTCGTGTCGTAGCTAGGATAAAATGAATTGTCTCTTGGTACGTTAGTTTGCATGTCTTGGACAATGCTTGCACCAATTGAGTTAACTGTGTAAGTAGCTGAAGACCCGTATGCAGGCATTGGGTTTCTTGGTTTAGCTTCAAAGAATTCAATTGTAATTTTACTGTTGCCTGTGTTTACAAACTTGTGGCGTTGGTACCCACCTGAGTAATGAAAAGACAAGTTTTGTAGTTTTTGTCTTTCGGCTACAGTAGTCGTTGATGATGGCACTAATGTAGTTGTTGTGTATACACTTTGTGCAACTGCCGTGGTAAGAACGTCTTGTGCTTTAACCAGTAAATCAGTAACTGATGTAGTGAATAGATCACCCCATCCGTTAGTTCCAGCAGTTCTCTGAAAAGGCATAGCAACGTATTCTCTCCAAGCTTGTCTTCCTTGTGCAATATATATCGATTTGTCATCACCTGCTGATGCACTATTAGTAGCATTTTTAGTTTTGTTGTAGTAATTGTTTCCGTAGCCAATTACAGTTTGCGAGTAAGGAGGAAAAAGGGTGTTCATATATGCATCGTAGCTTATTTTGCTCCCTTTTCCTTTATTGGCTTTACTTCCTCCGTATGCTTTAGAACCAGAAGCTGTTGCTACTGTTCTTCCCAGATATATTTCTGTTCGATTTAAATGTTCCATGTTTATTGCACTTGCAGTAGTTTGGTTCACAGGTTGAACCCTTGCTGACTTAAAACTACTGTAAGGAGTTGGCGATCTCCCGCGTTTGCTACTATAGTTAATACTATAGCTGGATTTGCCACCTCCACTTCCACTGTACATTGACATCGACATCATAAAATAAATAAAATAATAAATTTATGACAATGGCGAGAAGTTATGGAATGGCGAGAAGGTATGTTGCTCAAAGAGCAAGACAAGCTGTTTATCGTAGAAGGTTGAGGACTATTCCTAATTATGGACATTCTCCTGGTAGGAGTAGTATTGCTAGAAATATTGGAGGCATTCGTGTTAGGACCGGTAGACGCCCTATGTTTCTTAGTCGTGGATTTGGTATACGCCGAGGTGATACGCGGCGGTTAAGGTATTAAGGTAAGTGGGGGCA